ATATACTGACATCGACGTATCGCTTTCTTCCCTACCATGTTTCCATGTGTATTACTGTGCACTTTGCAATACATTCGCTTCAGTTTTCCTTCAATGATAGGTCCGAATGTAGCTTCTTTAATATCTTCTTGATTCAAATCAACACAAGTGATACATGGGCAGTTGACAAGTTTTTTAAAAGATAATCCTTCTCTTCGTTGATCATGATCTTCATCTTTCAACAGGCATAAATATGTCGGAGGTGTTGTATTCTCACACATTAACTTGGCAGTTTTCTTGCATCCTTTGATATTGCATGTGCGTGGCATTCTCTCTAAAGTTAAAACGGAAATGAAAAAATCGGTGTTCTCAAATGTTCGAAATTGGTTCGATTTCGAAAAAAACGTTCGAATTCAAAAACGTCAAAATTTGTTTGATTGCGAAAAAAACGTTGAATGTTAGTGATCAAAAAACTATGAACAATTAATTAAACAAAAATTCTTTAAAAAATTATTTTTAAATATTTTATGAACTCACACGATAACCACACGATAAAAATGAAAAAAAATTAGTTAGCGTATGCTAAGCCCCCCATACCAGATCTAATTCTCAGTACGTTATAGTTCACTGCAAACACACTGATTTGGCCGGTTGATGTACTAGTGATCGGAAACGCTGTGTTCGACGTTAGTGGTGTTAGAAGTGATGCGGGTGTTAGATCGAAATTTAAGTAAACGGTATCGATACGCGACATGTTACATGTTCCGGAAGGTTGTTGTTCTTCCGGTCGTAGTGAAAACGAGTACAGATAGATCAATTTTTCTGGTACCCGTGTATGATGTTGATACGGTTGTACTAATCTGAAATAAGTCTGTGGTCGAATCGTGAACCTTTCGTACCCGTTGAGCAATATTTTCGCATCTGCCATGAGATCTACGCAGTGCGACGGCCATGGTGAACCTGGTTGTGCTGCTGTATAATTGAACCAATCGTTATACATGGTACCTCTGAGTGTTGCGTTTTCGTCACGTTGAATGACCCATATCAATTCTTTACATGGATGATTGAAGTTCAGTTTGATTTTTTGTGAAGATTGACTCAAATTAAGACTCTCTGAACCAGTGAATTGTAACTGTTCGATCAAGTATTCATGATCGTTCTGTGCGAATTTCGCTCGCTCATCACTATCCAAATAAACGTAATCTACGTATAGTCTTGCATCCGAAATCGAAGGTGCATTAACAAATGTAGTATAATTATAATCATTTATACGTTGTCCGTACTTTCCCATAGCAACAACGAGTTCAGCGAGATCTCTGAATTCTAAATTAATCTTAACTTCATGATACTGTAGTGCGATGAGAGGTAAACTCATCCCTGGACTTCTACAGAACCAAAACATCAATGGTATATAGTATATTCGTTCGTACATAGCATTATTAATAAGTCCCATCTCCGAACAATACTTTCCTACCATTTGACTATACCCCACTTTCTTTTCATAATCTTGTGTTAGCTCGTCCCATATGTCCATCCATAATCCGTAATGGCGATCGATACGTTGTCCACCGATTTCGATTTCAACGTTTCGTATGATTGCATGGCCTACCGCATTGCAATAATTCAACGATGTCGGTTTTTGACAACCTGTCGGAACGCTTAGCATTGAAACGTTAAGAATAGGTAATTGTAGTTGAATGTAAGTATTATTTATGAGATCACCGTTTCTGGAAATCGTGCACGAAACACGTTTTCCGAAATCGGCACTCCCATTGAATGTTTGTTCTATAGCTTCGAGTGCAAAATTCGTGTAACGTTTGTATACTGTTTTAAAAAATGTAATTTGTGGATCACCTGTCAGGTATACATCCTGAGAGCCGTACGCAACAATTTGCATCAAACCGCCCCCCATCGATTTTTTATGTATATCATTACTATTTAGAAAAAAAAAATTCGTGATTTAACGACAATAATTCAATGTTTATTTAGAGTTTAATTTCTAATCATTGTTTGTTTCTTAAGTTTCGAACAATACAATGCAGTTTTAGGTCCATTAGGAAAATAGTATTTTGCCATGTTTGTACACCCTGTTTCTTTACAATTCTTCTTGTACACAAATACCATATCTTGTCTAGCGTGCTGTGCACAGTATGTTCCTTTTGTTCCAATGTAACTGTGAGTCGCTCTTCTGTTACATTCCAAACACTTACAATTTTTTACATCTACCATATCTTCTGTCTTGTGAGTTTTACAGTACAACGCTTTCTTCTCCCCTTCAGAGTTGAAAATAGGTCTTTTGTTACATGTTTCAAAAGCACACGTCGTATTATAAATGTTGATTTGACCTTCGAGACGATGTGTTCCACATCTTATTCCGGGGAGTAA